GAAATCACCATCAACTATGATATAACTAGTGTACTGAGTACACCAACTAGTGTAACCATTACACCACCTAGTGTAGTGAGTACACCAGTAACTAGTGTAGTGAGTACACACACAAAAGAAACTATAAATAAAGAAGAAGAGGGAGAATGTAGCATACCCACCCTTGATGATGTCATAAAATATTTTGACGGGAATGGGTACACTACGGATAGTGCTAAAAAGATGTATAATTATTATCAAGCATCTGTTAAGAGTAGTAATCAAAGGTATTGGAGGGATAGCAGGGGTAACCTAGTGAGGAGCTGGAGGCAGAAGGCTCAGTCTGTTTGGTTCAAACCTGAGAACAAGAAGAAGGACGGGGATAGCTGGGAGGCTCAGGGATTTTCACCAGTGGATATTAGGTAGAGATTTCTGCCTAGGGATTTCTACTGTAGATTTCTACTGTGGGTTAATAATATTGTTTCTGAAATGTAAAAGAATGTAAATCGGGGTAAAATTCAATATTTTTAATAAAAATGTTGTTTTTCCAATTGCATATATCAGAAATCTTTATTAGCTTATCTAGTGAACATTAACAATAAGGGAATACTATGAGACAAGTTGAACTAATGGGATTATACCAAAGGGTAACCGAATATGAAACGGAGGAGCATAGCCTTGAATGGCTAGTGCAATTCTTTGCTGACCTGATAGCTACGGGATTAGCTTGGCAGTTGCAAGGTCACTATGGTAGGGAGGCTAAGCGATACATTGAGAATGGCTTAGTCACACCTCAGGGTGACGTAAATTGGGATGTATACGAAGAATACTTTGAACTATAAATGAGGATTGGAGAAAATATGAGAGTAGTAAAATTATTAGAATACTTAAAAGAATACAATCCCGATGATGAGGTAGTCATTCAGACTATTGATTTAGACACGGGAGATGAAGTAGACCTTTATCCTTTTTATGTTGACAAGGTAAAGGTAACAAACACCTTGAGTGAAATAAGATTAGTACAAAAAAACAATACAATAGAAAACTTTAAAGAGGAATACAATGGATAAACGAATCATAAATACCTATGTAAGAAAAATGGCAACCGAGGATATTGAGCAGTTAGTCAATGTGCTACACATCGCTTTAAGTGGTAATACCCAGCAAAGCAAATCATTAATACTAGAAGTATTATTGGAGGAGCCAAAATGAAAGTAGTAACACTAGATGAAGATAATAATATAGTAGTGAGAACTAAAAAATATGAACAAGCAATATATTATTGTTTGCGGTGGTTTAAATTACACGACATCAATGCGTTTGAATGCAATGAATCTGTTTATATAGAAGCATACAATTTTGAATTACAAATATCAATTGCTGAAGTATTTTATAGAGCAGACCTATATAAATCAATAATGGAGAAATCAAAATCTGAGGAAATAATATGAACCAAATTAAATATCTAAAAAAACAATACGGAACTAAGAACAAATTTCTTAGTAAGGTAACGGGCATATCGGAGCCTAGAATATCTAGGCTATCAAAGCTAGATGATAAGGAGTATGTCGCTAAGGTGTATGCTGATGAATACATAAAACTAAATAGAATAATAGAAGCTGAATAGATTTCTACGGGGGGTGCATCTAGATTTTTATGTATCCCCCTTAGATTTTTATGTACCCTTAAAATAGATTTCTACTAACCCTTATCATGGATTTTTACTAATCCTTAAAATATATATTTATATATAATTATAAATATACATTTACCTAATATTATACTTTATACTAAAATATATATATACCTAATATTATACTATAAATATATCTATACAATTTTACATTCTTTTACAAATTGCATATTTCAAATTTGCTATATTGGAAATGTTAATTAAAACTAAATGAATACACTATGAATAGAGACAGATACTTAGTTAATTATGATAAATACAAGTTTAAATATGATGAGCTATATGATGAGCTAAAAAATGAACATGATTATCACTATGAACTACAGATGAGACAAATATATAAGAATAGAAAAAAGAATGAACTAAAAAAGTATAGGATAAAAAATGAAAAAACTAAGTAAATATAAATTAAAAAAGTATAGAAACAATTTAATAGATATTCTAGAAAGGACACCTGAAGATACTTTCAATAGTGCCAAACTTTGGTACTATAAAGAAAATACTTTCTTAAATAAGGTGGCTAATTATTATAATAAAGATGTAGTAAACATAGCCATGATTACCGCCCGTCTATCAATACGGAATAAATGGATAAGGAATAAAATAGATTTGCAAAAAATATGTATATCCAAAAAATGGAATATACCTAGATATAAAATAAAAATTTGCACACCTAATACACATAAAAATAAAGCCTATGATATATACGAATATCAATCCGTAATAAATAAGGACGCTCTAAAAATATATAGTTTCTATCATAATCTATTATTAGATGATAGATACGTTACTATAGATGTATGGCAAAAAAGAGCACTATTAAATAAATATAATGTAGATAAATTCAAACCTAATAAAGTAGAGTATAGGCAACTAGAAAATCTACATATAAATTTAGCTAAAGAATATAATTTAAAGGGCTTTGAATTACAATCTATAGTTTGGACTCAAAAAAGGAATGAACATTATGGAATACAATAATCTATATATAAAACTAATTGAACATAAAATAAAACAATATAAACTAAGCTTAGAAACTGATATAGAAAAAACTAGATTAAATAGATTAGTTAAAATGAGTAACGATAGATTATATAAAAGTATATACCTATATGAGTATAAAATATTATCCGAATACTTTAATGATAAATTTTTAGATAGCCTATAAATTTTTATGTATCCTAAATTTCTATATACCCTTTAGATTTTTATATACCTTTAAATTTTTATATACCCTAAATTTTTATATACCCTAAAATAGAAATATATCTAGAAATAGAAATATAAATATAAATATATATAGAAATATATATATACCTAGAAATATATCTTTATCTAGAAATATACTTAGAAATATATATATACTTAGAAATATATATATAAATAGAAATATACCTAATATTATAATATACCTTAAAGTAGAAATATATATTATAATAGAATATACCTTAAAATATATATTTACCTAATATTGAATTATATGTTAAAATATACATTTACCTAGAAATATAAATATATATTATAATATACTAGAAACTAATAATGATTTAATTATTATACAAAAAAATAATATTTGCATATATCATAAAATATATTTTACATACGATAATAAAAAAGTTAAAACATAACAATTTCTTAACATTGAAATTGTTGCATATGTGAAATTTATTGCTTATACTTATATCAGTTACTTAAGTAACTACTTAACAATTAATTAAATGGAATACTAAAATGACTACTAAAGAATACACATTAAAAGCGAATCAACTAAAAGCTAAAATTGCAAGCCTACAGAAGATTCTAGGAAAGGTGAATATACCGTCTATATCTACAGATGATGATGGAAACGAAAGAGTTTACTCTTTCCAAAATGAATACATGTACGAAACTAGTGTTAATCTTAAATGCGTAAAATCTGAAATGTATGATGTATCTAGGGACGCTGAAAAACTTGCCATTTCATTAATGGAAATGAGATTAGACTTTGAGAGTAAAATAGATGAACTAACAAGTGAAACCGATTAATTGACGTAAACGGGGGCGGGTGAAACCGTCCCTATTTCTAAGCTCTTAGAATTGAAATTTAACCCTTTAAAATGAATACTATGTTAACTAAAGACCAATTCACAAAAGCTAATAACGGTTTCATCAATAGTGAAGCTTTTATTCTAGAATATATCTATTATGATTGTGAAGAGCTATTCTTGAAGCTCAAAAAAGTGATTGATAAAAAGCTAAACTATCCAATAGATTCTTTTAGATTAATTATTTACAATCATATTATATCTGAAAATAGAAAACAATTAACCTTTATTCAGGAACATATATTACATGATTGGATAGATACATTTATAGATGCTGAAGAAATATATTACGATATGAAAATAGTTTTAGAAACACCAGGAGCTGAATTTTATAATGATTAATAAAATGAAATACTTATTATATACTTTACTAATTACTTTAATGATATTATTTAGTATCGAACCCTATACATTAAAATCTACTTTTATTCATTGCTTTATTATATTAATAAATATACTTGCAATATATATTGTAGACAAAAAAACAAATATACTTTTTATTAAACCTTAAATTTATGTTAAGCCTTTACAGCTTATTGTATGTTATAATATACGGGAATGTATATACGAGAATATATAATATTATTATATACGGGAATTATATACCAGGATATATTTTATAATATACTTTAGGCTGTAACAGGGGCTATATATTAAAATATATTTTGGCGTATGTTGCCACCAAGCCTTTCGCAAAAATTAAATTTTCACCAAATGGTGTAAACAAGGGATTTCTACCTACTATCCTTGCATATTGAGGAATTTTTACCTATAGTTTGTAAACTACAATAAATTTCTACGTAATGACGTGGCATAAGAAGTCGAGGATTGAATCCAGAGAGGAGCTAATGGAGGAGATTAAGGTGGTCATTGAGTGTTTGCATTCAATCCCTTCAATGTCTGATAAGTTGCCTAATTATATATATAACCGCATAGAATCTATCATAGAGTATGTCAAAGAAAAAGGCTGGGAATAACGAGTTTAGTACAGAGGAAAAGGTTGCTATATTAAGAGATATAGATGTCATGGGCAACGTGTCTAAAGTTGCTGAAAAATGGGGTGTGTCAAGACAAACGATTTACAACTGGAAATCAGAGCGTGAGAAGCTAGATGAGCAGATTGTTATAGAGAGGCAGATACGGCAAGTAAAAGAAGACTCATATTTCGACAGAGACGTTCTAGAAGACCTAAACCAATACAGAGGTACCCTTCAGTTCCTTGGAACGCTAGAGGAACGAAAAGAGAAGCTATCAGCTAAAGTAGAGTTCATGCTCATCAAGATAACGTCTATGCTAGAGAGGCACCCTGACCTAGATGAAATACACCCGAAAGACCTGAGTAAGATTATGAAGGATTTGCACGATGTCCGTAAAGAGCTGAGTAATGAACCTGCCATTATTATTGAATACAAGAATCGTATTATGGAGCAGACCCTTCTAATACTACAAGACTTTTTAGATATGGAGCAACTCAAGGAGTTTACCAAGAAGATGGAGTCAATAGAAACAACATATGAAGTGGTATGAAAAAATTAGTGCTAATGTGCATTGTCGTATTGACCGAGCTTATAGAGAGCTTTATCTTGAGCTCATCCTGTAACTCCTTAACGACAGACCCATCAACAATCTCCAACTTAATCTGTTTCTGATGAAGATGAAGCTATTACGCCTTCGTCAGGTGTGGATGTATTCTGATAATCAGCCAACCGAGATTATTCTTGCGCTGGCTAATATTTTTTTAGTCCCATTTGCATTAAGCATTGAGATTGGGACTGGTCTGTTTCTTTCTTTGATACCTGCTTTATCGGGTATCCATCAAATAATTTGCGTGGCTTCTGACGAGATAAATTGTAGAGTGCGAGCCTCTATGATTTGTCTTGGTGTGTACCTAGCGTCAGCTGTTATGTACCTTGTAACAATAGGCTTCCCTAGTCCAACACACTATGGGTGGGTCTTATTTATAATCGCAGCTTTTGGTAGTATGTCCAGATTATCGAGAGAAAAAATATATAAAAACAAAAATGGATAACATCACGCAAATTGTTATTACGCTCGCAACAGTACTGGGCTCCGCTGGGGTCTGGAAGTTCTTTGAAGCTAGGCTTAAAATAAAAGCTGAGCAAAAAAAGAATGAAACCAATAATAGCGACACTGTTCAGTACAGGGATGACCTGAAGAACAGGGTGCGCAACCTTGAGAACTTATTGGAAGAGTCATCCGATGAAAAGGATGAGTTGCGAAATCAAATATTAAAGCTAACAGAGGAAGTATCTGCGTTAAGGATTAAAGTCGAGTTCTTAGAGAAAGAGAATGAACGACTCAAACTCAAATAAAATCAAACCATATAAACTTCCTACTATGAAAGCAAATTTTATACCAAAGCCTGTACCCTTTCACAACAAAGCTAGATTATTTAAATGTTTAGGACAAGTAGCTACTGGAGACAGCTGCGAGGTGCAGTGCATATTGTGCAAGCGAGCCTATGAACCAAAAGAAAAAGCTGAATAGCTGGTCAGACGCATTAGTCAACATAGTAGGGCACGAGCCACCACCCGACTCGTTAGAGCTCCGTAATTCTTTTATCGAAAACTGCTTAGCTGACCAAGATGGAAACAAGATAACCCAAGCTGATATACACCTTGTTATGCAGAAAGGTATATATGACTGGGAAAAGCAATCCCTATCTAAAAGTGCCCGTCTTAATGGGTTGATTAGAGCCCCATATAATACAGGTAAATCCCAGCAAGTTCCTATTGGCTTATCAGCCTACATGACCACCCGAAAGCACGAGCTAGAAACATTAATTGTGTCCGCTGATGGCGGTATATCGACCAAAAGAATATTGTCCTTAAGGGCTTTGTTTATGAGCGATACATACAAATACTGGTGCAAGGAATATAACTTTAATCCTGTTGAATTTGATAGAACCGATACGGGAAGCACGCAGCGTATTATTGCTAAAAGCCGTAACCGAACAGGCAACCCTACCTATGAAGCATATGCAGTGCTAACCCAAACCACAGGGCAGAGAGCTGGTGTGTTAATTCTTGATGATGTGTGCAATGACGAGGACAGAATATCTACGGCTCGTAGAGAAACAGTTTGGAACAAAATATCTAACACATGGATTAAAAGGGTTCACGATAAAGGTATTGTTTTGAGCGTGTGCACACCATATCATCCTAATGACGCTAACAGTCGGTTAATGAAATCTGGCATATTCAATGTGCTTCAGATTTCTGTAAAAGAAGACAAAACAGGGTATAGGGTAGAAGAATGGAACAATCTAAAGTAGTTATGTATGCTAGATTTGGAGTAAACATAAAACAAGATGAAATAGATTATATCAAAAAAAAAATGGACGAGTTTTTGATTATGATAGAGGCAAAACTTGTTGGTCAACAATGGGAGATACTAGCTAGAAATCAAAACTCCAGAGCCATACATGAAATTATAAAAAAATGCAGCAAAAATGGCTGGAGTATTCTTACATATGACCTTAAAACTTTACACCAACATTATTCGGGTGCAATTTCCTTAATATCAGAGGGTGAAGAGGTAGGAGTGCCCGTGTATTTTATTGAAGGGGATGCAGTAATAAAAACATTATTTAATAGAACATGAGAGAGCCCGATAAAATTTGGTATATTCCTTTGTGGGAGACCAATCACAGTAAACAAAGGCTACTCCAAGAAGAAGCGATGGATTTTTTATCGTATAAGTTGGGGTACGAAATGAGCGAGGAAACAGATGACCCTACGAAGAAGGCATACAAACATTTTGACGGATACAATCACTACCCTGACGGCAATCTTACGGCTCTCGATTACGATAGCAGCAGTCCTGTTTGGTTGTGCGCTGATTTCAATAGGTCTCCTCATTGTTGGGCTCTTATGCAGGTTAAAAAAGCTCGTAATGGGCTCAAGCAATACATTATTTTCGATGAAATCTTCTCAAAAGAGGCTTTAACAACAGAGCAGGCTCTCAAAACTGTTGAATTATTGCAAAAATGGGGTATTTTTAAGGTTTTATTGGCTGGAGACAACACTTCTAACCAAAAAAGTGGTAATTATGGTCGTGTAGGCAAAAATGACTGGGATTATGTCAGGGAAGTGCTTGAAGAAAATGATATTTCGTATAAAAATGAGCTAGACATACAAAATCCGAAAAGAAAGGTGCGTGTAGACAAGGTAAACAACGTAATTTATGCTGGAACCAATGGAGAAAGACGACTTTTGGTTAACACAAGGTGTGAAAACGTTATAAAAGACTATATGTACTCCGTTGTGAACGATAAAGGGCTAAAAATTGATAATGGAGACAGGGGACATATGTCTGATGCAACAGATTACGCCATCTGGCGTAACGAAAAGGGCTCCGCCTCCCCTATGTATGTGCTCCGCTAACTTCTTTTTATGGCTTTAGTTCGTTTACCCATACCAACTCGCTGTTTTTCACGTATAGCCTTACCAGCTTCACCTCTTTTTCTTAGCTCTTTCCATGTTACAGGTGTTTTTGACGAGATACGAACAGTAGGTCGGCATTTCTTTACCCCTTTAAACTTAGCTGAACCACAGGGAGAGCCGTCTTGAGTAGTCCATTTCTCTCTCATCCATCTAGCTACGCCAGTCTTACCAGATTTCTTACCTTTGTAGGTTCCGCCTCTTTTTTTATATTCTTTTACTATCCAAGCAGAAGCGTAGGCACTAGGAAATATCTTAAACTTGCGTTTAGCCTCGGATTTGACTCGGCTATACAGGGCTGGTTTTGCTGGAGTATTTGACATGATAAGAATTTATATACAACAACTAATAAACTCAATACTTTATTTTGGTATTGATTCAGAACGAAATAAGTGTATATTTTTGACACCATGAGTAGCAAAAAAGACCCAAAACTTATAAGGTATGGAGTAACTGGCTATAACAAGCCTAAGCGTACTCCAAATCATCCTACTAAGTCTCATATTGTGGTAGCGAAAGTAGGGAGCAAAGTGAAGGTCATACGCTTTGGTCAGCAGGGGGTAAAGGGTATAAAGAAACCCAGAACAGAAGCACAAAGAGCAAAAAGAATGTCTTTCAAAGCTAGGCACGCAAAGAACATAGCAAAAGGACGTATGTCAGCAGCTTTTTGGGCAGATAAAGTAAAATGGTAGTATTATGCCTCTTAAACGTGGTACTTCACCAAACACGATTCAACAAAATATTCGACAACTTATCAAAGAGGGCTATTCGAGACAGCAGGCTATCGCCATAGCTCTACAATTTTCTAGAAAATGATAGATACCTCAAAGTTATATTCTATACCAAAAAACGTTGTCGAAGACATCGTGATGAAAGAAACTCGACATCCTTATTATAGTGTTGTATTAGACCGTGCAAAGATAATGAATAGTTGGTTTCAAGCAGAGTATGATGAATATACGGCTATATCTAGCACTGTTTTTTCTGATAAATCATACATCATTGACCAGAGCAGTATTGAGTCAGACGAAGAATATAAAGAGAGACTGCAAAGGATGAAGTTATTTCCTCTAGAGCAAAAGTTTTTTGCTGCTCAGCAGAGGATATATGATGAGAACAATGTCAACAGAATGTTCCCTGAGAACAAAGATTTCTGGAAGTACAAGTCAGGCAACTTTGATGATGCAGGGTGCTCCATTACTGAGTTCTATCGTGATAAGGTTATGTTCGTAAAAGAGGTTCTTGGGTTTGGCGCAGTAGTCACTGACTTGATGATGGATGATGAAAACAATCCAGTTACTGACTCGAATGGAAATGTGGTGCCCTATAACTTTGTTGTTAGACCCCATGAGATATTTAACTTTCACATAAAGCAAGGCATATTAACACTTCTTGTCACTAGACAGATGTATTATGATATGCAAAATGTAAAAAAGTTTAAGTGGACTGCATATACATCTGAATATATTTGTGTTTATATACAAGAGGGTGGTGTTAAGAAGAAAATATTAGAGATAGACAACCCATTTGGTGAGGTTCCAGCAACGCTACTAAAAGGACAAACAGATGCAAACAGTTCATTCGTGGTTGGTAAGCCCAGAAGATATTCCTTAAAAGGAATGTATTTAGCTTCATCTGAATTATTTTATGACCTCAAAAAAGGCTCTGAATTATTTGGTCATCCTATACCTGTACTAACAGACTCTATTGTGCGTAGCTTGGCAGGTGTAGCTGATGATGACCAGTACGATTCACGAACAATCAAAGAGGGCGTAGGTATGGCAATCATCATACCTGACGAGCAAACGATACCCAACAATATGCTGTATCAAGCTGATATGCAGGGCTTGCAACACTTGAGGGATGTTATATTTGGTGACTTGATGTCATTGATATTTTCTATGGCTATGGTTCGTGATAAATCTCTAGTCAAGAGCAATGTGTCTGGTGCAGCAAAGAGATTTGATAATGTAGACGAGCAGGGTCTTTTGGCTTCAACAGCTATGGACATGGAAATGATTGAAAATCAAGTTCTCAGAAGAATGGCAAAGGTTCGTGAAGAGGACTTTGAAAATTATATTGTTACTTACAGTAAACATTACGACCTTTCTAGTGCAGATGAAATATTCTCAGATATAACAGAGGGTATGCAATATCATTCTATGTCACTACCATTATTGAAAAAATTAACTGCTGAATATATGCGCAAGCGCTCTATGCCACAAGAAGATATTGAAGAGGTAATGCAATACTTTGATGAATATGGTATGCCTAAAACATCTACTGACCTAAGAAATTTAGTAGATATTTTACCACAAGAGGAACTTCAACGCCAAGCTCAAGTTGGTATTGAAATACAAAGCGAGCAATAATTAACTTATAAACCATTATGAGCGAACAAAATATAGAGCAGGCTGATGCTCCTGAATCAGCAGTAGAGGAGACAACCTCCCAAAACACCGTACAATCACAACCAGAGTTTGACAAAGACAAATTTTTTCGTGGTGCATACAACGAAGGAAAAAGTAAAGTCGAAAAGGACGTTGTTAGTAAGTTCTCTGAATTATTAGGGGATAATGTTGATTCATTAGATGATGCTTTTTCACGTATTCAGCAAACCTTAGCTCCTAAGCAGGAGGAAAAAGGGGAGGCTGAAAAGCTACGTGAACTATTGCAACAATATCAGCAGGAAGCTGAGTCTGCAAAAGAGCAACTTATGATGACAAAAATGGAGAGTCGCATAAATTCTGAGTTTCAATCAGCTTTTGGTGCACTTCAACAAGATAATGAACTGACTTTACGCCAAGACTATATAGAGCAACTCTTCTATAATGAGTATGAAATAGAGGAGTCTAATGGCCC